TGTGGCGTAGTTGTAGATAGCTTCTTTGATTAGATTTAGAATTTGCCCTTGTGTTCTAGTTGTCAAGTTAGGATTATATCTAACCTTACCACGAATAAGAACGAATGCATATTCAGGATCGACGATATCTGGCTTAACAGTTAGAACGTTGCGATTTTCAACAAGGCTATTTTTAATTGTTTCTTTTTCTAGATTGGTTAGTGTATAATAACCCTTGGTCTTGAGAGACATGAACACTTTACCATATACGATAGGATCATTATCTTCACCACCCCAAACAGAAACAGCTTCAATGTTAGGGAAGTCTTTAGTAACGAGTGCTTCATAGTCACCAGAGGTAACAGCACGATTTTGTGAGGTGTAATAGTTAGTAGAACGGAAACGAACCTGTTCTACCGTTTCTTTATCAGAACCACCAGCAGAGGCGCTTGTTACTGTAACTCTAACATTGCTACTGAATCCTGCAATACCGTCAGCGTCAGATAGACCAATTCTTGAAATATTGTTGCCTCTAGGACCTACAGTATCAAGATAAGTTGCAATAACGATAGAGCCATTAGAAGGTCTCTTACCGATGTAGTTATCACCAAAATAAACTGTGTAATATGAGTCCTGATCTTCTTCGATGAAATATACCGTAGAGTTAGCTTGAATTTCTGAAATGTCAGCGGCTAATACATATTCAGTTGTGGTAGTATTTGATGCAGACTCCTGAACTGAAATAGTTAGAGTTGATGTATCGACGTTAGAAGATGGAATCTGAAAGCGTCTTGATGTGTTATTAGCCAGCACTGGGAACTGCATTGTAACAGCCTCACCCTGTCTAACAACTACATTGCTGAACACAAATGAACCGTTGCTCTTATATGCGGTATTAGAATGTATTGCAACGAATGGGTAATTAACTTGTTCCTTATCAGCACCAAGAAAGGTTGTCCATTTGTCTAGTGTAATATAATTGATGATCTGATCTTCATCGGGACCTGGTGTGACAACAACATTTACCATAGCCTCTGCACCACGCATAGACATAGGCACATAGTTGATCACCTTGGCGTGTGATACGATGTTCTTTCTAAGCTGCGCCGTATCAAGAAAGGCTTCGTTAGCAGCCATATTCAAGTAATATGAATTGTAATAGGTATTGTATGCCAGAATGTCTAGCATTACAGACATACCAGAACCCTCAAAGTCATAATCTTGAAAAGTATTCTGACTGCGGAGATACTCTTTTAGATTATTGCGAATAGAGAAGAAGTCTAGATCCGCAACTCTAAGTATATTGTTGGAACTTGCCATGGCTCTTAACGAATCCTTTCAAGGAATATTGTTGTTGTTACTGGTAGGTCTCTATTCAGAATAATATACTGCAAGCGAACATTGAACCCGTTATTATCAATATCAGCGGTTACATCAACTGCCTGTAACTTAACTCGTGGCTCAAAGTTCTCAATACATAGTTTAATGGCCTTCTGTAACTGAATAGCAGTAAAAGAGGTCATTGGTTCAAATAGTAATCTTCTAACATCAGAACCAATATAACTCTGAAATGGGCGCTCATTATAGTTAGTCAATATTAGATTACGAACAGCACGTTTAATTGACTCATCACCCACCTTGCGGGTAACGTCATTAGTTGATGGATTTCTGAAAAAATCCAAATCAAGGTCTGAATAATCTGGCTGTCTATTTACCTGATTGACTGACATAGAGGTCCTCTAGTTTATTATATTTATGCCGTTCTATCAAGAGCATTGATCCAAGCGGAAGCGTCGGCTTCTGCCTGTGGCTGATTTGCTCTAGTTGCTTGTCTATCTTGAATACCAGTTGCCTGATCACCTGTTAGGAAGTTAAATGATAGCTGCACAAGACCACCGAAGGCCTGGCCGCCACCGCCTGCTAGGTTCAATAGACCACCAAGTGGATCAATATTAACACCAGATGCACCACCTACAACGTTAGTGGTAGCGGTAGCATTACCGACTGTAGTGCCACTTGAGCCTTCAATAGCAGCATGACCCTGTGCAATAACGTGGGTATCTTGTTGTGACTTAACTTCAATATTCTGTTGTGCTTGTGCCGAAATAGAACCAGCATCGGCTTTCATTTGAATACCACCTGACTCCGACTTAGTAGTAATGTCTTGCTTGGCGGTTGTAGTAATACCTTTATTAGTAGATTTTGTGGTGATTTCTTCGTCGGCGGTATGATCTGTCTTACCATCTTTGTGCATAATCTTAACTTCTTTACCACCGCTGGCATACTTCTGATCTGCCTTACCGTCTTTTGTTTCGTGGTACATATCACCCTTTTCGTTTAAGAATGACATATCACCTTCGTTAGTAACGGCAGCATGTAATCCAGAAGCACCAGCCAAGAATGTTTTATCACCCTGTGAAGCAACCGTAGTGGCACCTTTAGAAACATATGCCTGTCCACCTTGCGCCTGATAACTGATAGATCCTTCGATCTTCTTATTGACGTTCTTAGCTTGTGTGTCCATATTGCCACGAATGGCTCTATTCATATTTTTACCAGTAATGTTGATATCACCCATAACAGATAGATTGTAGTTCTTATGACAGGTGACGTTATAATCACCATATACTCTCAATGATGCATCACCCTTGACTGTGATATCTTGAGCACCAGAAATAGTCATACGATTTTCACCGAATGTTATTTCATATTTACCGTTGTGTGCTGTAATGTGTAGAGAACCATCTGGATGAAACTGAACCGCTGAGCCACCTCTATGCTGAATAGTAATTGACTCATTACCTTCAGAGGCATCCATACCGAATGAGTTGCCTGATCTATCTTTAAAGTTCCAGTAATTAGGATATTCACCAGCACCTTTACGACCACGAGCATCACCAAAGACATTAAATTCATCTGGTGTTTCTTTACCTGGGTTTGTATTTTTAGACTCTGGGCCACTTGCCATTATTAATTACTCCAAAAATTGTAAATTGAACTGATCTGTACCAGCAGCATCAGCCTGATAATGTTGCTTGCTTAAAGGTTCGCCACCTTCAATCGTATCTTTTGAGATTGATTGTATCTTCTTGGCATCAGCAGACTGATTTAGCTTCTCGTGCATTTTCTTGGCTTCTTTTTCTTGCTGTGGTGCCAAACGCTTGAACATTTCTTGCATAATCTGTGCAGACTGACCAAACATTTGCTGCATCATTGACTGCATTTGTTGGCCCTGCCCAGAGCCAGAGCCGCTTGATGGTGTTGTTCCTGTGCTGCTAGAAGGTGTTGATGAACCTACGGCAGGTGATGTGGTTGGGCTTGTAATAGTATTAGCCCATGCGTTCATGCTGTTCATTGTATTGCTGGTATAAACAGTCTCAATATGTCCGTCATAATACATATACTGAAATGCTGCACCATGAGCGGTGTCTACCTCAAAGACAACTGGTGATAATTTATCTTGACCGAATAAACTCTCGTCCCATTGTAGTCTCTGCATACCAATCATTAGGTCGTCAATAGTAGTTGCTTGCGCTAATAGACCAGCAGCATTCTCCATAAAGATAGTATAATGAACAGCACCACCTGTAGGAAATTCTACACCGTCATTTGTTTCTAGTCCTTGCACTAGTTTAGCAAGTGACTTAACGGCAGTCTGCATGTGTGGTTCTAGCGTCTGTAGAACTTCATCCATATACGATACACCGTCAGGACCTAGACCAGCGCCTGTCTTAGATAAATCGACTTGTGTTTCTGTTCCTGTATTAGGATTAGAAACGGTACTCATCATACCTGACGAAGCAGGAATACCACCGGCGGCCGATGTACCGCTACGACCATTATTCATCAACCCTTGAAACATCTGCGCCATGGACATTACCTGTCCTTGTAGCTGTTGCATCATCTGGTTATTCATCATCTTATCATTCTTCTGCTTGGCAGTAGGAATGCTTTTTAATTCTGGCAATCTAAAGCCAGTCATCTGGAACAATGCACCGTGTAGAGGCAAGCCGTCGAGCATATCTAATGAATGCTGCTCACCCTTTTCTTTAATCTTTCTAATCTTGGCGCCACGTTCTGTCTTTTCTTCAATCTGTGGAGGAACATTAACACCGATCTTTCTTGATGCCAACTCTTGCATAATGCTGCCGTCCATCAAGTTCTGTCCACCGATAGAACCGCCAGACGATCCTTTGCGGTTGCCGCTTGCTGCACCTAGAATAACACCACCAGGCTCACCCGCCTGCTTCAATACATATACGATTGTACCAGGATCAAGACCACCGCCGGTACTCATCTGTCCCATTTGTGTGGGGTTCTGTAGAAAGCCATTGAACCACAAATCGCTTAGATCATAATCTTGCTGACTCCAGCGACTAGGATCAAATAGCTTCATTGAGCCATCACGGCGCTGCGCTGGATCGGTCTTATCACCGCCAGCAATTACCATTGGTGTTATTTCACCATGGGGATGTGAAGGTGTGCTTGCGTTTCCCATTATACTATTCCCTGTCCAACTGTATTTGATACGCAATCGAGTGTAGTCGTAGCATAACCACCTTTCTGCACTCTATGAGTTAGTGATGCAACTAGATAATCACCAGACCCGTATAAATTCTGTCCTCTGTCTTTATCTTTCCATGTTAGAGAGATAACATCACCTACGCTGATATATGGATTCCATGCTACGATCATTCTAAGAGCAACTTTATCTTTTTCTAACAGACCCATTCTAGCTTGACGCTTTAATAGGTGCTGCTCGACATTTGATGGGCAACCATTTTGTTGACCGGCTGAACCTTTATTAGTTAGTGACTGTTTAAAGTTACCATTAGGGGCGCACATTTGCATACGACCACCGCCACCACCTGTAAGAAAGCCAGCGGCCATATCCATAGCGTTCATGAACGAACCTGCGTTGATATTTTGTCCTTGTTCATCTACACCATTTAATAGGTCAGATAGTAAATCAAAGTCACATGGGAACATAAACTGAATAGCAGGACGATTAAATGCGTTGGGTGTTCTATACTTCTCGTTATTATAATCTGCACCACCAGCCAAGCCAGTTTCAGAATGAAAGAATGTATATCTTGGTGCCTGTCTGGCCAAATGTGTCAATGAACGGAAGTTATGTGTAGGCTGCCAATAAGAACCGCCCTGCATAAAGTTAGCACCTTGGGCTCTATTAGAATATGTCATATAATGCACAAAAGATGGATCGTCACCATCTAGTGCCACATTGGCTTGCTGTGCAATTACTTGAAATGGGTGAATCATTTCCGCTGCATAATCACGAGCGGGTTCAGCAGTTTGAATATATGTGTTCTGAATATTTAAACAAGTGCCAAGAACCTCCTCTACAATCTTAGAAGGTGTGGTGCATTTCCAATATTTGCTTACAAGTTTCTTAGCATCGTCTAATAGAGATTGATCACATGCATGAACAGTAAATTCTTCAACCTGTGAAATATTGACTGGATGAAACTCTCTACCATCCATTCTATAAACTGTTTGCTGCAATGACATTTGATTACCATAACCATCTTCCATAGTAATCGTCATGGGCTTATTCTTGATGGCATCCCAATTCTTGAATACATCATTCTTGTAGATTTGAGATTGAAATGTCGCTGATGTTTGCAGACCTGGTGTCAATAAACTCTCGGTACAAGATACCTCTTTACAGGTAACCTGCGTATAGCTATCAGCACCACCAAGTTGTCCGTTTAGTCGGACTAAGCCACGATCAAAATAATTATCAGACATTAAAACAACTTCCTAATATAATCAGGTTTCTGTCCTGTTAGATATCTAAACTCGTCCATAATCTGGACATAGTATTCTGCTTTGATGACTTTGATTGAACGACGATCATCGTTCTTTCTATTCTCATAATCATAGCATGAGACTTCTTCACCACGAACAGTTACCTCAATCGAGTCATCACCAATATCATATGTGTCGGAACTATAATATGCACCACCAGTAGCTAGTGACTGATAATAATCGTATGGTACAGAAAGAGGATCATCGGTTATAATATCTTCATTGATTATAAAGCGAGTTTCATTGACCACATCTGTTCTGGTATTGCGTCTTTCAATGACCTTTTCATAATGATGTGCGGTTGTCTGGGATAGTTCAACTGAACCGTATTTGTCGGTAACAAACTGTTGAAATGAAGAATAATCTAGAGGCCATTCGTGTTGTGCATCTACAATATTATTGGCTAGCAGGATCATCCATGCTGCACCAGGATCGTTATAAAATCTTTCTGCAAGAAGTTCTGGTGTGTCACCATCTTCAATATCATATACAAAGTAAGATGAAATGTTATTCAATGCGTTCTGAATAACACCTAGACGAAAGAAGATATCAGTAACCAACTCATGAGAGCCTGCCTGAAAGGTGGATGTGTTGTTGATATCGTATTTGATTTTAGGAAACGAATCAAAGAAACTGCTGACTGCCATTTGTTATCCCTTAATGACCCATTCGTCGATTTTTAGTTGAACTGCTTTATCATATTCTTCTGGTAATATTCTAATAAACTTTGATCTAGTATGATCGTTTAGGTAACGATGCACGGCTTGTGGCATAATCTTGTATATTCTTTTAGTTCGTTCAAGCATAGTGATAAACTCTGCATTGTTTTTAAACCTATCACCCTCTCTCAGTGTTTGCTTAAACTCATTAACGGTTCGAACAAACAATCGACGCTCACCTGTAGGTAAGTAATGCATATTAACACCTAAGAATCCGTCTTTATATAACTTGATCGGAAACGCCATTGGGTAACGATCATATATGTTTAGAGTATCTTTGTGCTTAGGATCATACTTAAAGAAGTATAGATTGCCTACTATCGATTTACCACCTCTATCACTATTTAACAAAGTTCTATGAACCTCACCACTAGTAAGGTCCATGGCTTTATTATTAATCCAATCAGTTAGGTCTTTTTGTGAGTAGTCTACCATAACTAGTATTTATCTCACTTTTTGAATAGATCCGCTTCTGTTATTAGTTTGAAAGTCCAGCCACGGTCAGCACAAAACTCCTCGGCTGCTTTCCACTTTGCTTGATTAACACCCCATGTGACAACTTCGGTGATATATCTTTTAGTCTTTCTCTTTTGTGGTGTTGGCTCTTTAGTCTGTCCTTTAGGTTTAACCTCTAGTAGATATGTCTGCTTGTTACCTTTACCATCTACAGCCTCAACATAAAAATCTACAAAGTATCTGTGTGGTCTGTTATCTACTGGTGAGATATATGGTATGACAATCTCCTCTGATGACCATGCTACTATATTTGAATTGGTGTCACACCAGTCCATAACTCTCTTTTCCCAGCCAGATCGATATACGATATTAGAAGCATCACCTTTATACTTCTCTGGTTTTGTGGGTTTGAATATTCCTTGTTTGTAATCGTAAGCCATAATATACCTCGCTAAATATATGTAGCATTGTCGGAGACATAAATGGCAGACTTACCAGTTTCATCATATTGCTTTCCATCTGACTTGATGGAGTCACCTGAATATGGTGCAATGATTCAATTCACAGCATATACACCACAGTCGTTTGCACAGGCGGCCGCCGCCAGAGCCGGTTTGACTAGCGGTAGAAAGATGCTTGATAACTTTTGGTTGTATATGCCAGGTGGTGGTCAATCAAACAATCTAAGTTTCCAGCAGGGTCACGAGTATGATGAAATTAAACTAGCAAGACTAGGTGCGGGTGTTGCATCTGCTGTTATTGGTGTTGGCTCCGATCTTATTCAAGGTGGTAATGCTCTTGCTGGTGGTCTATTCAGACGACAAATCAATCCGGGCGTCGAGGTTCTTTATAGAGGCACATCACTAAGAAGATATAACTTTTCATTTACATTTGCTCCGCAAAGCAAACCTGATGCTGATATGTTATATGGTACATCAACGGGTGATGGTATATTAAATCGTTTTAGATATTATGCTGCACCAGAGATTACTGGTATTACCAACTATGATAGCCTACAGTTTAAAAGCCCATCAGAATGGGAGATCAGTTTCTGGACTAAAGCTGCCGGCGGCTCATGGACAGAAAACACTAAGATTCCGAAAGTGACAAAAGGTGCTTTCGTTAGAGTCGATGTTGATTATAACCCAGAA